ATATCATATATCTGAAGTTTATACGGCGCTGATGTACCGACCTCAACCAGTACAGAGTTTCCGCTACCGAGGTTGCGCCACTCAATTACTTTGTTGTTGAGACCGGAGCGACCCATCTTGCGATAGTGACGCTGGGCAAACGACAATCCGTTGTTCGTGGAGAGTGCGAGGTAGATACCCTTATCCTCTTCCGTCACAACCTCGGAGTTCCTACCGGTGTCCATCGTCAAGCCAAATCTACGGAAGATTACACGCTTGTTGAACTGTTGGAATCCGTCTCGGATGTATCGTTCAATGCGCTTGCCGTTCACAGAGTTTCTGGACTCCTCATCAAACCTGATGAGACGACCCGAAGTCGTGACAGATAAATTCTCAAGGATGCTCTCAAGGACGCTCTCGGTTTCACCCTGCGGCGTTTTCCAGCGCCACCAGTGACCGAAGCCGTACATAAAGTAATCGCGTTCGTTTGTGCGCACTGCAAGGATAGGTTCGTGCCTTTGCGTGATTGCTCGCACATCCAGAGGAGTTCCCATACGCTTGTCAATCTCGTTGTTGGAGATGACTTGCAGTCCCTGCTGCGTGAGAGTGGCGATGTGCTCACCACCGATCTTGTCGCGGGAGATGAAGAAAATCTGGTCGTTGATGATGATGGGGTTCCTACCGCCGTGATGGATTACGGAAGTGGTGTTGCTCTGGATAGGCGCGTCTTCATCACCGGTGCGACCCCATACTTCAATCGAATACTGGTTGAAGAAGTAGAGTTGCCCACGATAACTAATGACACAGTTGAGAGAATCCGCACCGTTGTTGGAGGGATACTTGTTGTGCCAGAGGTCGCCACCTGTCGTCTCGTCCCAAGGGTCGGTAGTACCCGGACTCCTGATGAAACGGTCAGGGTCGGTGCAGGTGAGATAGCAGGTGTTCTCTTCCTTGCAGGTCATCACCAATCGGTTATCGAACCAGCAGATGTGAGAACACTTGCTCCACTTGCCTGTCAGTTTGCGACGGTCGTTGTCTCGTGCGTAATCCAAGAAAGAGAAGGTCGCGTTGTGCGGAGTAATCATCGGCGTGACACCGGGGAGCCACAGCATCTTCACTGCGAACGCGGTATAGCCAAGCGACACATCCGTTGAAATCATCCAACAGTAGATGAACTCGCCGTCGCAGAAATACACCACGCTCGGCTTGAGAGAACTTTCGCAGAACGACACAGGACCGGTGGTGCGCACCATCTGGAGCATAGTGCCGTGCGGGGTGACGCTGCCATCAGGTTCAATGTGATAGCGCTTGATTAAGTTATCTACAACCACATAGACATTGTTGCCGGAGTCGATGAAACTCCCGCGACAGTTCCCGGCTGCAAAGGAAGCGTCGGGGATGGGAGTCTCACCGACTCTATCGACACAGAGATTCCCCATAGGAATCATATTGACATAATCTGCCACCACCATACCATCGTGGTACTGGGTGATGCCATTGAACTTATCCATTGAAACCTCCCGCGTAGCCGTTGCCGTTCACTCCAGCCCTCCAGCCGCGACCGCGTTCAAGCAGATTGAAAATCTTTCTGGAAACATCCTGCGGATGGTCGTGCTTGGACTGGTTCTTGAGGAGTGCCTGATAAGCAATAGCCTGTTTCACCTTCATAGCGTCAGCAGTGCTCACACCGTACTCAACCGCCATCCAGAACGCGAGAGAAGCAATCAGGTAGGCGCGGAACTTCCTCGGCGCTACGATGATTCCCTCCCAAGGATTCGGTTCCTCGTAGGAGTTGATGACTGTGATGGGAACAGGCATTACAAGTAAAGTAGAAGCAGCCCCGTAACTTGGAGTAAATCTAAGGCGAAGACAGTCAGGATAGTCTTCCGAGGTATAGACAAGTTGTGCATAACGGTATTCGGTGGAGATGAACTCGCCTGTGTGTACATACTGAACTTCCGCGCCGTCGCTCGCACGGAAAACACCGACCACGCGCATAGGCGGGAACGGCAGATTGTACCGTCTGTCCCACATCGCACTCACGGTGGAGTCCGTCACATTGTAGAGTTTCGTGAAGTCAGCGTCCACTTTAATCAGTTTGAAATCTTGCGACCACAGGGCGATGTCTCTGTAATTGCCGAACTGGTCTGCGGGCCAGTCGTCAGTCTTCGCAAGGTCGCCGTAAGGGTTGAAACTTCCGGTGAGAGTCACCAGCCCTAGATCCACGAGAGCGTCGATTATCGTCTTCAGGAAGTCCACAGCCGGAACTCCGGGAGCCATACTCTCGCTTGCTACGGTGAGCAACTGCTTTCCGTTGTACGGAACAGCGCCGAAGATTTTGCGAGGGTATTCCGGAGGCGGAGTACGCAGGTCAATGATGCCATTCTTCGGACACACCGGTACGGCGATTTCTGTCATATCGAGTGTGCGGTCACAGTTCATATCCGGGATGATTTCATTGCGGAGAACATCGGCAGCACGCTGCTGGATATCTTCCGGCACTTCGTCAGGGTTGAACGATGGCACGATGCCAGCGTTAATCACAGCCCTATTTACTATATCCATTACTTGCATACTTCGGTCTCCCATAGTTTGGGCGCATCAACTGCGCATCATTAAAGTTAGAACGATTTTGGAAGTTAGGCAATTTCTGCAACCAAGTCAAACCCTGTACAACAGCATCAACGATGTCGTCGTGAGCGCAGTTGGGGAATTGCGTGAACTGTGAGAGGATGTCGCCCCAGATGAGACCTCGTGTGGCGAACGAGATATTACCAGCGTCGAAGAGATACTTCACCACGATGGCTCGTTCAACCTTGTCTGTCTTGGGGCAGAACTCAAGGATTCCACTCGTTTCCTTTCGGAGCAACTGGATTGCAGCCAGACCGTTAGACTTGTTCTCGATAAGCACTGGGATGCTATTTCCCCAGCGTTTGCGCATTTCCCTGATTTTTGAAATCAGGAGTGTGATGTCTGCGTGGAAGTTCAACACATCCAGAATGTAGTAGTTCGGACCGTTGATTTCCTTTGCACACACAGCGATAGCATTGAAGTCATTACCGATATCGTCCTTACCGGCTGCATCCACAGAGATGACGAGTCGGAGTTGCTGCATCGGCGGTCTGACACTTGTGAACACCAGTTGATTCTTTGTGAATAACTTACCCACATCATCGAGCGGCACTTGCAGATACTGCGCGTTGTATGTGAAGGGGTCACTCTTGTACTTGTCAATTTCTGACACCGGCAAGCGTTCCGGGCAAATACTTTCGCCGTTTTCCTTGATGGCAGCGAACTTGTACTGAATCCACTTTTCCTCGCGGTCTTCAAGCAAACAGCCGGTCAAGTCCTTGCTTGCCACGCGCTGCTGAATCACGAGAATAGGTACAGTGGGCAAGTCGATACGGTTGCGGATGGTGGACTTGAAGACCTGCCAACGCCTAGCCAGAATCGTAGAGGAAATTCTGTCAGCCGGTTTGTTGGGGTCATCAAGCACCAGTAAGGTTTTACAGCCGCTACCGGTCACATTGGAGTTCGTGCCACGAGCGAGAATCATACCGCCCGCTTTGTTCACCCACTCCTTCTTTCCGTTCGCTTGAGTCAAGGGCTTGAGTTCTGGCAGGTCGAAATATTTACTCAACCATACCAGAATCTCCTTAATCTCTCGGTTCTTTCGGGCGACAAGTGCTTCATCGTAGGAACAGTAGATGACTGTGGAGGATGGGTCGTTCAGAAACCTCCACGCGATATAGAGTTTGGTGAGGTCGGTTTTTCCGATACGGGGCGGAGCGTTGATGATGACTCGCAGCAAGTTCGGCAAGTCAAGAAGTATCTTCGCCAGTTCCTTGTGGAACTCGTACCAGACAAACTCTCTCTTGTAGAGATTGACAAAGATGAACCCTACGAAGAACATAAAGTTCTCTTTGCACAATTTCAGTTCTATATCTTTCTGGGTCATACTAGGTCTGCTGGAAGAAGCCTGCCATACCACCGGCGACCTTCAGGAGACCGCCAATTGTGGAGTTGAATACTTGAGTGTCGGCACCGATGTCCTGACCGTCCACAGATTCATAGACAGCCACAGCGTCCGTGCTGCCGTCCGGTCTGACCTTGTGGAGAACGAAACGGATGCGGAGCCACTTACCGGCGCTATCATTGAAGTTCGGAATCTGAACACGCACCAACTGGTCGAACACTTCCACATGATTGATTGCGAGATGGAGCGTCACGATGGGAGATGATGC